AGTATGATCATGTTGTTTAAATAGAAGTCTTGACGGATTTCAAAAAAAAGACGGTAGGAGGCATTGATAACCCTCCATACCTATTGATTTCTCCAGGGTATTTGACAGAAACAACAGTGTGCATAACCTTGTTCATCGCAACAACTGATCAAGAATACATGTTTTCTTGAATAGTTTTTACTACTCTTTCTGCAAAGACCTTCTCTAATCATCTTCTTCCATCTTTTGAACTAAAACAAATGGTGCACCCTCTATTGCATCAGGAAATATTTCCTGATCAACATATTTCATTACAGTGTAAATGTCACGTAGTGCAGTGACATAATTAACATCTGTTACACTATAATGAATATCTTGATTTTCATCAAATCTTATAGATCTCATAATATGTTGCATTATATTAATTGCTTCACGTGCTTCCATCATGCTTCTATTGTTTCCTTACACTTTGGACACTTGTCAAAGATAGCGTACGATTTAGCTAAAATAACTCCACAATTACCACAGAAATTTGTGGTAACTTCGTGAGAGCTAGATCTAATCCTCGCCATATTGCTCAAGCACCTTCTTCATTAGTTCCTTGGTTTCTGGATCGTTTAGCATGGTTTCAAAGCATGCATCACAAAAACACAGTTCATCAAAGCAAATACAATATGCTTTTCGTGTGCACCTGGAACAAATTTTGTTCTTGTATGTCATTACATTATACAGTTTATTACTTCGTAATAAACCCTAGGGCAATCCTACACAAAAAAAAACTACGTTTTTATTCATCTTCATTTCCATAATGGTAACATCGGACACTAGAGTGTCCTCTGTAGGCAATCCTACATGAAAAAAAACTTTTTTCTATGTCCTTCCGTGGGAATTAGGTTCAGATTATAGCTAGTGGAAACAAAGGTGTGTGGGTGCATAATAGGCGTCAAGTAAGCAATAAATAAGTAAAAGTAGTGCATTTAGTATATGGTTGAGCAGTTCTTACCCTATTTGGTCATGGTTTGTATTGTATTTGGTGGCTTGTGTGCCGTTGTTACTACTAGGAACATCACAAGAAGTGCGCCAATCAGTACAAAAATTAAAAGACAGTATGATTTGTACATATCCGACCTGGAGAGCTCAAATAAGCGTCTTAATGGGAAACTTAATCAAATGAAGAAAACAATTAGTTTAGATCCAGAAGAAGCTGGAGATCCATTCAGTGCAATAGGAAGTATTATCGATCAAATAGCACCGCAACTTCCTCCAGGAATCAGACCACTTTTAAAGAACAAAAAAGCATTAGATTTCATATCAAATTATGTTCAGCAAAACCCAGATGCAATTAAATCAATTGTGGAAAAATTCACCAGCAAACAAAAAGGGAACAATAACCAATCCACGCCAGCAGAAAGTGGCGGAACCTTGTAAGACTTGTGAAGATACAGAAACGGGAATCCCATGCGGTCAAGTATTGACTAATGATATTGGTTCAAGCGGTAAAGAATATTTTTCATTAATGGACTGTCCTACCTGTAAAGGGCAAAAGTTTATTTATGAATAATAACTCAAACACTCATGGTCGTAACAAGTCTAATTAAAAATATTTTACCAATTGCAGTTGTTGGTTTAGGTTTAGCATTTCTTTATAATGTTGTAGCAAAACCAGCAAGTGCACAACAATCAGCAGCAGCTTTAAGTTCAACTTTATCAGGTTTTGGAACTGGAATTGGACAAGTAGGAACTGGAATTGGATCTGCTTTAAGTTCTATTGGTGCTGGTTCTGCTGGATTATTAGATCCATTATTTAGTTTGAAAACTTTAGTTTATGGAGAAAATGCACAAGCATTAACTGCAAGCGATTCTGCTTCTGTTTCAATAAGAGAAAGAGAACAAGAATTAACTGCATCTAGTACATTAATTGATGATCCAGTTGTAAATACTGCTTCAGATAGTCCAGGAGTAACACCACAGTCTCCAGCAAGTGAAACAGCAGTTCCTCAAGTATCAACATCAAGATTTCCAAGTGCAAGAACTGCAACAAGTTCTGAAAAATCAACATTATCTAGTTTAACAGGTGGATTACTTGGTTAAGAAAAGACGAACTGCCAAACAAAAGGCAGCTACTAGAAAATTAGTTTCATTAAACAAAAGACGTAAAACAAAGACAAAAAGACGTACATCAACGAAAAAAGGCGGTATTAGAAAGACTGCACGAAGAGCTTATAAGAAAGTTCGAAAGAGTACTAGACGTATGCCACGAAGATCATCACTCAAAGGACTAACAAGTTCTAGCACACTAAAGAAAGTAGCATTAGGAGTAGGAGGGGCAACACTTGCCACTGCAATGATCTCCTTTATTGCACCAAATAGTTCAATAGCAAAATTCGCAGCTCCAGCAGGTGCTTATGCACTTGGAGGTATCGAAGGAATTATCGGACAATTTGCTTTAGGTATGTTAAGACCTAGTGCCTCAGGTAATCAAAACGTAGCACCACAAATGGAGGTATTATAATCATGGGTGTTCCCATAATGAGACAATACACATTCGCAGCTCCTGCCGCAATCAACCAATTTGCATTGGCAACCGATGACGTAACCGGTTTATCTGTACAACAGCTAAACAAGGATAACGCCATCATTGACTATGTCAATGCAGTTAACCCAGCAGGTACAGCACAATATCAAACAAGGTTATTCATCAATAACTTAGAAGCCGGACCTACATTCTTCTCTAGTAACTCAAACAGTGCTAGTGCAGGTCGTACAATCCCTGGTCCATTGCCAATATCTGTACAAGGTAACAGCGGCGGTAAACAACTAAGTTATTCAACAGCACAAACAATCTTGGGTGGAGGTGTTGCAGCTTATCAATTCATTGTCAAATACGCAAATCTATTTTGAGGTGTTACAATAAATGCCTACAAAGATTCAAGGATTCGAGGTTTTAACCAAACCAAAAGATACTTCGATAGAATCATTTCCTATTTTTATTACTATTCCAGCTAATACTACCCGCATTGTTACGTTCCCAACTGAGTTTAATGCAGTAGCAATAGCCTTACAGATTGAAAACCAAGATGCAGCCAATGCCGCAAGTTATAGAATAAACAGTTCAACTAATCCAATGATCAACTTACCAGCTTCCAATTTCAGAAGCTTTGCAGATATGAATATTGTATCTGTAACTGTTACAACTGGTGCAGCGGGTGTTTGTATTATATCTGGACAAATGGCGGCACTACCTAAACCAATTATGGGAGAAGTATTATAATGGGATTTGGAGGCGGTGGAGATTCAGGTAGTTTAGGAGTTTCAGCTCATGTTCATTCCAATGCAGTAGGGGAAGGGGGAACCTTATCTTCTACTGATACATTAATAGCAAATAGTAATTTATACACGAGGATCATAGTAGGTGCATAAGATGAAAATTAATGGATTAATTGATGAACCAAGATGGTATAATATCCCTTGCAAATGTAATCATGATTCAGTGGAAACCGAATATCCAATTGCTGAATGTCTACATTGTAAATTTCAAGAATGTGAGGATTCAATGCCACTAGAAGACTTTACAATTAAAGAAAATGAGGTAGATGAAAATGGAAATGTTTTAGAAGCAACACATGATAGAACAGTTAATGAAATAACTATAGTGAGGGGAGAGAAATATCAAGATATTATAGGATGGACTTTTTAAAATGGCAGTAGGAGATATAATTAATGGTATTATAGTAGGTACTGGAGCTTGGCTTAGTTTCCAACCTGCGGCAACTGTTGAAATAATATTAACAAGTATTTTTACCGGAACGGGAACCACTCAGAATATAGCTTTAGGTAATGGCGGTAATAGAGGAACGATTAGAAATGGATATAATACAGCTTATAATTCATCTACAAATACCAAAATTGGTATTACAAATACAAATTACATAGAAGTCTATACGGGTGAACCAGCTTCAGGTTATACAGGAATACAAATTAAATAAGGTGGTGTTAGAATGGCAGAACTAGCAACATTAGGATTATTATTGGCAAGTATCGTTACACCGATATCATTAATTGCATTACTTAAAATCCACAACGCAAACAAATAATGATTGAATATTTGACACCTGCATTGTTATTCTTTCTTCTAGCGTTCGCTGTAGAAACCAGGATGAAAGTAGCTAAATTATGCGGTAGATTAGACAAGTAAACAGTTTTAATAGTATGATCATGTTGTTTAAATAGAAGTCTTGACGGATTTCAAAAAAAAG